TGTAGATCTTGAGTTTGTTCTTGAGCTTGCTCAAATAAATCCGAACCTATTTCTCTTGCTTGTTCAATAATTCCAGATTCTTGTGCTTCTTCGCCTAAAGACTGTAATTCTTGTTCTGCAAGAGCTTCTGCATCTTGATATGAGCTAGCAATCAATCTTACGCCCTCTTGTCTTGCTGCCCTTTCAAAAGCCTCTATTGTCTTCATAATTGATCCTTTGTCAGTTTTAGTCATAAACCTTAAAACCGTAGGTCTACTAAATACATTTCTCATAATTGCTAAACCAGCAATCGTAGGCAACATACCAATATTTAAAGCGTTTACAGCGATACCAGCAGCAACCAAGGTACCTGCTGCCCCACCACGTCCTACTTCACCAGCCGTTGCAATATCAATTGTGTTTTGAAGTTGTCGTAAACCTTTACGTGTTTCTGAGCCAAACATAGCATCTAAAGTTTCATCACCATAACTATCTAGTGCATTCTTTAAATTCATAGGTTTGAAGATATCGTTAATCTTACCTTTACCGTTTATATCAATAGACTTTTTCAAAAGCTTGTTCATACTTGCTTTTTGAATTTGACCAAAGACTTCGGGGGATACGGTTTTCTTTAAGATGTCTATATTGGTTTGACTGTTTGGTCTAAATAATTTAGTAACAGCTTCTTCAACACCAATATCAGGCAAGTTAGAAATAACAGAGTTTTGTTGAAATCTAAGTCTTGCGGCCGATGCTTCAGCTAAATTTTCTAATTCATCTAAAAACTTCATACCCGCATCAGATCTAAAGAGACCTTTTTCAGTTCTCGTAATGCTATTAACTAAGGATCGTATTTCTTGTGGTTTTAACCTGGGATTTAACTTATTAATTTGATTTACAATTTCAACTACTTGCTCGCCTTTGCCATTAAAAAGTATATTTAGTTTTTCAGGATATTGTCCTTTGAATCTATTTATATATTTAGCAAACTCTGTAAAGTTAATCGGTGCGGTACCGCTTTCTGTTGCTTCCCTAAATGCATCTTGGAAAAGTTTTCTTTGTAAGCTTATTCTTAGATCGTTAGCAGTAGTTGCTTCTGAGCTTTTACCTATTTTATTTAAGTAGTTATCGTATTCATCTAATGATCTAAATAATAACCCTAAATCCTTATCAGAACCCCTTTTTACGACTTCATCAAATACTTGATATTCGTCAAAACCTTTTACTTTTCTAGCATCTGCAATAATTTTTTTCATTTTGATGCTATCAAAGACTTCGATCCTATCTCTGTAAGCTGCATTAGTTCTTCTTAAATTATTTACAGCATCTACTATTTTCTTTTGTTCATCTTTTCGCAACATAGGTTGTCTGCCTTCTGGAAACAAAGGATTCCCATTAGCATCAAATTTACGCATGAATATTTTTTCATTTTCAAAATCAGTTAGTATGCTATCTCTAAACTTTGGAGGTAAATGACCATTATCAAATTTATTTATAATGTCGCTCAAAAATTTACTTTTATAACCCCTCATAACAATACTGCTTTCTAAATCCTTTAGTTCGGATATATCATTTCGTATTTGGGTTAGAGTAATGTCACCTCCTCCATCTGCTCTTTTTTTCATCCTGCTCAAAGCTCTTTCAATAGTTTGAACAATATTACCAACATCTTCTGTACCTAAATTTGCATCCCAAAGATCACTACTATCTTTATACTGTTTGATCATTTGTTCCATTTCAGGAATTCTTATGTAACGTATTCTATCTGTAATTACATTTTTAACAGGTTGACCTAATTGGTCAAACATTTTATCGACAAGGTTGTATTGGACACCACCTTCTTTTGTAACTGCGTCGTAAGCATCCTGTACTGTTTTCTTTATTACTGCTCCAATTTGTTCTCTACCAAGAGTTTGATTGTAAAGACCAACATCAATAATATCTTCTCCAATATTTTCAAAAAGTTTTTGTAGTTGGTTTGTTACGTCTTGTTCTCTAGAAATTAGAGTATTAAGTCTTGCTTGTACTTGTTCATCTAAGCTACCTTTTGTGCTTTCATCAATATATGAAATAAGTGATGCACGTTCAGCATTAATGTTTTTGAGAGTATCGTCTAATTCATCAAACATATAGGCTGCTAGATTCTTTTCCCTGGTTGAGCCTAAAACTTGTTCTGCAACAGCTTGTGATCTACCAACCAACGATCTTCCCAATGTTTGTTGCGATACGGCCGCTCCAACAGACTGTAGTTTTACTTTACCGTTTTTGATTGCTCTTTTGATTTCTCTCTCGGTTGCTTCTCGGCCAAGACTTTCATCAAGCTTCTTGATATCTGCTACAGATCTTTTTCTAGCTATTTGATACATCAATCTTTGCTGATCGGTTGGTACGTTTTTACCAAGCAATAACTTAAAACCAGCGCCTATAAGCTCGCCAACACCTTGTCCTGCAGCACCAAGAGTCCCCTCGTAAATAAGGTTAGCTTGTTGTTCTGACCTATCTTTTAAATTAAAACCTTCTTGAAAGTCCATAAGTTCTTCTACAGACTCACCTGCAACAGAACCTATACCAGCGGTTGAAACTCTTTCTAAACGTGGTCGTTTTGCAAAAAAATTAAATAAACGGCCAAGTATTTGTCTTTGTGGTGCCAAGGCTATAACAGAACCTAATACTGGTCCGATAGCACCTGATAAATCTGCTAAGTCACCACCACCTAAATCAAGTCTGCGTTCGTCAATAATAGTGTTTAGGTTTAATGTTGAACCGTCAGATAATGTTCTTGTTTTGTATGTAAGGCCAAGGTTCTCCATACCTTCAGGGGTTATTGCTAATTGACCTTTGCTGTTTCTAGCAAATCCTTTTGAGCCTACAATATTTTCTAATACTGAATCTTGCTCCTCAATCATCTTCGGACCAACTTCTACTCTACCAAGTTTAGTCCTAATACCTTTTATATTTGGTACACCAGACTCATAATCAAATAGAATGTTATCTAACTCAGGAAGGCTAGCCTTAATAGCTAAATCAGCTTTGACTAATTTTAAAGCCTCATCAACTGTATTAGCTTCTTTGGTAATAAAATTACCTGGAGTTATTTCAAAAGTAAAATCTCTCATTAGCCTTTTAAATTGCCTGATAGGTCATATACTTCTGAAGGTCTGCTAGATGTAGTAACGTCTTTAAAAATTGTTTCATCAATTTTTGATGGATCGGCAGCTAATATCTTCTCAACTAAAGTTTGTTCGTAATCAAAATTTTGCAATCCTCTATTTAAGAATTCAGGTGATTGAAGAAAGTCTATATTCTGTTTGAGCATTCTTTGTTTTTCCAAATTGGAGTTTATTAATTGACCTCTTGATTCTTGTAGTTTTTTCAGAACTAAATCAGGTTTTGTAGTTAAATCAAGTCCACCAAAGATTTTGTCTAAAATATCTCTATCTACATTAGAAATTGTTTTACCTGATTCTTGTAAAATATCTTTAATATTTTTCTGTTTTACAATATCAATAAAGTTTTGTATTTTCCCTGCGGTTGAGGTTGGTGCATCAATCCCAAAGAAAGCGTTAAATTTATCAATAAAAATAGAAAATTGTCCAGGCAAGCCTGTAACTTTTTTTCCTTGGGCAGCCGCATCATTAAATAATTGTATGGCTGAATTCATCATTTCAATAGCACTTTGACCGCCTTCATACTCTTTAATAGTAGTGTTAACTTGCTTGCGTGTTACATTCATTTCTTTTAATAAGGTGGGCTCTAACATTCCTGTAGATGAATCTAATTCTGCTTCCACTTGTAGTTCTCTTAACTTGTTTAAAAAGGTTGATCTTTCTTGTCTTTCCTTTTCAGCTTGAGCTAATTCTAGTCCTGCAAAAGTTGCAGCACCTTCACTTAATAAGTCTGATAGGTTTTGTGCTTTTGATTGAGCTCCTAGTGAGCTTAAAAATCTTGCTAAACCTAAACCTGACATTCTAGGTCTTGCTACTTCTTCCTTTTCTTTTTTCTTTTCTGTATCTTTTTTAAATTCTTTTTGCTTGCCTTCCTCGTCAATAACACCCGCTTTTTCACCTGTATCGGGTGTAGTTTCATCTGCAACAGTTTCTTCTACTACATCAGTATCTATTACCTCTTCAGTTACTTTTGTAGGATCTGTTGGCATATCAACAGAAATCTCAACAGGAGTTTCTTCTTCATCTATTCTTTTGGCCGTTACGATTGTTTCAGGTATATCTGCTTGTTCGGCGGTAGATACTCTTAATTCTTCTAAGCTTTGATCTATATCATCAGATGGTGCTGTCATTTCTTCTGAAGTTTTTACTAAAGAAACTCCAGGTATATTGGTTAATCTTTTTTCTGCTAGATCATCCAAATCAAAACCTTCATCTAAATTAATACCACCTATGACTGGGTTTTTTAAGAATTCTTCCCTAGCTTTAGCACCACCAAAATATCTACGGCCAGCTTCTATATTTTTTACAAGTCCTTTTGCTAAGTCTAAACCTTTCAAACCAACTAATTGGGCAACCGAACCAAAGTCTTCAGGAACTACTGCTGTTCCTGTACCAAATTCAGGCGTTCCTTTGCCATATCCAAGTCTAGCTCTAAAAGCTTCATCAGATTGCCCTAAATCCCCAAACGGTTCATCACCTTTTGCATAATCTACAAAAATCTGATCAATATTAGAGCCTAGAACAACAGAAGAATCATCTGTATATCCTAAATTTAATAGAGGGAAAATATCCATACCACCTAAAACACCTTTATCTAGTTGCTCAACTATATCGGGTGGTAAGTCATAAAGGTTTCCTTTAACCATAATCTGATTCGGTCCGATTTGTGGTTTCTGTCTAACAGGTTTTGATACTTGGGATATTTCTTCACTAAAATCTTGCACGACAGGAGGTTGCGTAACGGTTGGTGCGCTTACACCACCCATTTGTTGTATTTGATATAAGCTTATTGGTAATCCCATTTGTGCAAACTGAGCTTGTATTTCTTGGGCGGGAACACCTCGATCAATCATGCTTTGAACATTTGCTTGATACCTTATATCAAAAGGTTGATCTTGAAATATCTCAGATACAGGTAAACCTCTTTGTAAGGCTTCTGCTTGTGCAACTACTTCAGGATCATTCAAGCTTACAGGTAAGCCTCTTTTTTTCCTTTCCTCAATAATAACGGTTATAGGAAGTCTGGCATCTCCACCTGCTTGGAATTTTTGAACGAACATTTTTCTTTCAAGTACATTCACTTTGACTCCTTATGTTTGACCACCATAAACATTTTGATACAAGCCACCATAAAGACCTGCTGCACCTTGCAATCCAGCTGTTAATGGATCTCTCGGTAAGCCATAAGTAGAACTTATAGTACCAGCAGTTGCTCGATAGCCAGGTAACAAGCCACCAATACCAGAAAGCACACCCAATGGTCTTTGCTGTTGAGCTGTTTGTTGTGCAAACTGTCTTTGGAATTGTTGTTCTTGAATGTTTCTAGGTAACTGTCCTAGATTCATAAGTTCTTGTCTTTGAGATTGTCCAAGCTGTTGTCCATAACCACCTAGTTGACCAAACTGACGGCCAAGATTTGCTATACCGCTTGAAACATTTGCTTGTGTCTGTAATTGTCTGCCAAACTCGCCTAAACCTAGTCTTTGAGCTTCTCCAAAGCCTCTTGACCTTATACCTGAGATACTTTCTGCAAGACCTCTGCCAAGTGCTCTCTGCCTTTCCCCAGCAGCAAGCCTAGCCCTTGATCCAAATGCAGATTCACCACCTCTAGCGATATCTGAGGCTCTTTGCATAATATCTTGTTGGGCAGATGCTTGTAATGCATCATCTATTGTTTGTTGTACGACAGAAGACTCGTACGGATCCATAAACATTTTTGTAAAACGTGGGTCGTATTCTCTGCCTGCAGTACCTCGTAGACCTGTAATGGCCTCGTTTAATAAATCTTCTTGTCTAGTCAAAAACGGTTGATATGCGCCAATACCGCTTTGAGCTTGTTGTATAGCAGATTGTTCTAATCCTGAAATCCCAGCTGTCTGTTGTAAAGGTACATCTTGGCCAATAAGAGTTCTCGCTGCACTTTGCAACTGTTGTAGATAGCCAGGTTCTCCAGCAGTTCCAAAATAAAGTTGAGTAAGCCTTGGATCTCCTAAAGTTTCAACGCCACTTTGACCCATAAGGATAGGTTTTTGTGGTGCTGCTCTTTCATATTGACCTGAAAATGCTTCTCTTAATTGATCGTAAATTGCCATTATCCGTAATTCTCAAATGTTCTCATTAATGTCATCATGTTATCAGAGCCTTTCTCTCTGCTTGCTTTGTCTTTAGCTACTAACATAATACCGTTGTCCATAGGCTCAACTTCAAACGCACCAGCGCCTCGTACGGCTTTGGCAGTCATAACAAACTCGCCATCACTCAACATAGCTGGTATATCATCACTTGTTCCTGTTCCAGGGCCTTCGGACTCACCTCCGTCCCTCATATCTAATACTTCTCCACCTTGATTATATCTTTGTAAACCTACATCAAACCCCATACCACCCCCAAAGGTAGCAGGTTGTGCTAGATCAGGTCTTAATGATTGTCTGATATCTTCCATTCCACCTGATTGTCTTTCAGCTGCTTCTTTTACAAGCTTACCGTATCCAACAGCTAGCGCTGCAATAGCTGGGTCGATTAAGGGTCCTGCACCTTCTTCAGGAATCCTGAATGGATTTAAGGCTTGAACTCCACCTTTTAATTTATCTTCTATACCTCTTATGAATTCAGGGGTTCTTCTACCGAAAAATCTACCGCCCCCTTCTGGTCCTTTTATTGCGTCTTCAATACCCTTAATAAACCTGGGGGTCTTAAAACCAAAGAAACTACCTGCACCACTTCTAAGCGCTTCAAGTGGTGGCCTGTTTTGACTTTGTTGTGGAAACGGAATAATAGAACTATCCAAAGTTACGGCAGGCAAAAACCCACCTTGTGACTGTCCTCTACGTACAGTAGGCATAAACCCACCTTGGGATTGTTGTACTAAACTATCGTATTGTTGTCTTACTTGATCGTAAGGATAGTATTGACCATCTTTACCTTGTATAACTTGTACGCCGTTGATTATTTGTGAGCCACCTTGGAATTGATTGAGGTAATCTTGTGGGGACATCATTCCTTGACCTGAAACAGTTTGATACCCTTCAGGATATGATCCAGGTGTTAGTTGTTCGGTAACTCGTCTTTTTAAGAAGTCTTCAATTCTGCCTAATCTTGATTGCCCTTGACCTGTAATAGGATTATATTTTCCTCCTTGTGTGAAGAAACTACCTACCCCTTTTTTTAAATTACCCAATAATCCAACTTTATCTTGTCCAGGTAAAACGTATTCTTTAGCTCTTTGGAAGAATGATTGACCCCCTCCCTTTGGTACTCTGCTACCTAAAAATGAACCGACTCCACTTAGAAGAGCATCTTTTGTACTCATGCCAGTTGCCTTTCCAATTCCAGCTGTTAAAGCAGCAGAAGCTACTGGTCCGATTCCTGGAATAAAATTAACTGCAATAGGTGCTAATGTTTTTACAGCTTTTTTTCTTATTCTATTTAATTTAGATAATCCTTTTTTTAATTTCTTCAAAAAGAATTCAGGTAATCCTGTTTGTGGATTGATTGACATATCACCACCCACAACATATCTATTTGGATTTACGCCTGCCTCCAACATATCTTGTTGAATCATGCGTTTTGTGGAAGGTGTTATCGCTTGTGGAGGTACAATCATCTCGCCAACGGCAACGTGCGCTAGCTGAGTGTCCTCATTACGACCTAATGATGCAATTCCTGATAGTTGTTTTTTTTCTTCTTCGTTTAGCATACTAATATAACCATTATGTTAGCACTTTTATGGTGTTGATACAGTAACAGAACCAACTGAACTTGTAGCAGAAAATCCTGTTAAATATGTCCTATGGGAGGTTAAATCAATAAACTCAGTCCCATCAAACACTTGCAACACCTCTGTTGTAGTGTTAAATATTAGCGTGCCAATATTAAAATTTAATTGATCACGTTCAGTAGTGGATAATTGTAAAGTATTATCGGGGTCTACTGCTCCTAAGTTTATCTCTAAAATGCGAACAAGTCTATTAAAAAGGTCGGCAGAAACATACTCCCCTTGGGCTAAAGGAAGCTGACTTGGCAGTAATTTGCTCATCTTCTACCATCAGGTCTTATATCTAATCGGGTTGCTCCTAAACGCCATCCAATACCCAAATTACCATCATTTGAAGCATCATCATCAGATTCGATCCTAAGAGCTAATTGTCTACCTCTAGCCCTTATATTTACTTGACCCGTATTGCTTTGGATAGCACTTGTTGATCTTGTAGACAAAGATTGACCTGGGTTATTTCTCGTTTTTACAACTAAATTTACGGAACAATTGTTACTGTCTTGTAAAAACTTAATGTCAGGTATTAAACGTCTTATAAATTGGAAACTTTCACCATCTCCAATATCTAAATCTGAACTTTCTATAAATACATTAGTCATAGGTGATCCATCAGCATCAAAGCCTTTTTCTTGCTCATAAAGATAACCATTTGAAACGGCTCTTGGGTAAGACTCAATACCAGCATCCAACCAAGCTGTTCTCTCTAATTGTCCATATATCCAAGTACCTTCTTCATAATTGTAAATTACGTAACGGTCTACTTCATTTGAGGATGAGGAAGGATAGAACCATCCTACTTCGCTTTTATCCATTATGGTAAAAGCATGTATTTTAAATGCTTGTTCTTGATTTAAATCGCTAAAAACGTAATTTAAAACGCTACAAGGGACTTCTTTTACAGATCCACTGTAAAGGTAAAAGCTATTGGTATCCATCCAATATACACCTCCTGGGGCCGATACACATGCTTTCGGACCAATCATACCAGTATTTTGATTAATTAAGTTAACAGCAAATGTGAAAGGCGGCCCTACAAACTGCATGCTGTATAAGGATGTGTCAGTCCAAATAAGTATTTCTTGTCTAGCTTTACAAGCGCCAATAATTTCTGAGCCAGCGGATAATCTTAATGAACCAGCAGTATTGGTAATTAAAGGCTCAAACTCTAATTCGTTTTCTTGATCAGAAAAAGCAATAAACATCGGATCTACTGTACCTGTTCTAGCCGTACCCCCTGTATTCAAAGGATCAGCACCAAGAACAATAAGATGCCTATCTTTTTCAGAGGTAATTGTTTGTAAACCTACGGTTGGAACTAGATTTGCTCCTGTTCTTCCTGACAACTCAACAGCCCTAGTATTAAGGCCGTCATTTTGAATCCACTCGTAAATACCGCCACCCCTAGGATTGATGATTAAATTTTCGCCAAAGTTATCATGTGTCCATAATCTAAGCTGATTTGAGACAGATAAGGAAGTAGAGGAGCCCCAAGCTCCTGAACTCCAAGAACCAACACCCCACCCTGTTGAAGGAACGAAAACATCTAATCCTGTATTTATTTGATACTTACCAACAACAGAACTACCGCCGTTTCCTGTATCTGAAGAGTTTGCAGTTACGGTTGAACCACTTGTGTCTTTTGCTTCAATAGTATATGAGTTTGCGTTTACAATCGTAGCGATTTGATATTCTTGGTTTAAAACAGTAGCAGTAATATTGCCACCTAAACTTGCTGCACCTGAAAAAGTTACAAAGTCGTTTTGTACTGCCCCATGTGCTGTATCAGCGACAGTAATTGTCGCATCTCCATTTGACGCAGAAAATGTAACGTCGCCAGCAGCGGTTGTAAGTCTAAGAGGGGTTATGTCGTTAAAAGTTGTACCTTCTTGTATGTAATATTTAAGATGTGTTCCAAGACCTAAATATTTTTCACCTGAATTAGCAATCCAAGCATGTAGAGCCCTGCAAGTTCCTAAAAAAGTATTACTTAAAAGTTTTGCCCAACCACCAAATTTTTCAGGCCTACCTTTTCTAAACCTAACTAGATTAACATCAAACCAACCGCCCTCGTTATCGTAGTCGGTACCTTCTCTATTAATTCCTGGTCTAAATATCGTTTTCTGTAATGGCATCTAACGGTTCCAAATTAGGTATTTTATTTACATTAAATAGGCTTCTAAGTAATGATTCTTTAGAGTCTACTTTTTTTAAGCTTTCTATTGTCTTAGCAATAGAGTTTTCAACTTCATCAAAAGATAAAAACAAAACCTTGTCTATAGGTAAAGCAACTAAACAAAAAATGTCTACTTGCCCACTTCCATATCTTAGCATTTTATTTTTTCTTTTGTTATCTGCGTTAGATCTAAAATCCCAACGATAATAATCAATATCTCTTTTTTTATATATGCTGTTAGTAGTTTTTACTTGAACTTTATAAAGTTGACCTTGATGGTCAAGTATTAAATCTGATTTGTGGCCTTCAGGTGCAATTATTACAGAGTCGCAAAATCGCATCAAATAAGATGCAGCTAAATATTCACCTGCAAGTGCTATTCTTGCAGAAACGTGTGACATTTAAACTCCTATATATGTCGCCAGTCTTTGCCTTCAAAGAGCAGAGCCTCTGCTTCTCTTCTTCGCACTAGACCTTCAAGAACTTTGCCCCCAGCTTTATTCCATCTTTTTATTTGATTTGGCGTTTCTTCGTATTCACCGTTATTTAATTTTCTAAGTAATGTTGATCTTTTTAGGTTGGCTGGTCCAAGGTTATACACCCAAGAACATAAAGCATCAAATTGTTGTTGATTTAAAGGTACATGCACGTAATTATTGATGTAATCCTCGTACTCATCTTCGAGTTCGCGCCATAACATAAAGTCTGCTTTTTCTTTAGTCCACTTATCGCCTTCTTGCACATCTTTGGTATGACCATAACCAATTGTCCATACATCTACTGCATCTTGATAAGCAACAACGTTACCCTCATCATCTGTTGGGCAACCCTCAAAATGCTTGATAAGTTCTAGCCCTTCGTCAGAGATGTGCATAATTATTTTTTGTTGGACGATCCAAAATAGAATGATATAACTGCGGTAGCTATACCAGTAATAGATCCAATTACCAGCATGACAATATCGTCACTTGAGTCTGGTTGAGGATAAAGTGTGACCATACCTATATAGCCAAAGAAACCTACAAGACAAAGAACACCTAAAAATTTAGGAGTCCAATCAGAGCTAAATTTTTCTCTAGCATCTTGAACGTCTTTAGTTTCTAATCTGTAGATATCAACATCAAGCTCTTTCATTTGAACTTCAAATTCTTTTTCAGCTTTTTTTAACGCCATCATCTGTTCAGAGGTGATGTTGTTCATCGCTGATTCTATAGATTTGGGATTGTTAGGCACACCCAGTACAGAACTAAGTATTGAACCAGCTTGGCCTCCTAACGGGCCACCTATAGCCGCTCCTAACGTTGGGGCTAAAGCACCTAAAATTGATTTAAGTTGTTTCATATCTGAGTCAGTATAAATCCTAAAAAGGTCAAAGCCAAAGTGCCTGTACCACCTAAAACTAGATTTCTAACAAAGTGTATATCTTTATCCAGTTTTTCTAATTGATTAAAACAAGTCTTCCAACGTTCAGCACACTCAGTTTCATGCCTGACTAACTCAGTATGAACGGTTGCTGCAGTTGGCTTAGACATTATTCAACAAACCAGGACTTAACTTTGCTAACCCATTCAGGTTTGTTTTTCCAAATAACCGCACCAGCGATTACTAAAACTAATAATATTCCTAAAAAATGTTCCATATTTACTCCTTATGAACTTGGTGGTGTTGGAAACTCACCTAATGGTCGTGTACCAGTTTTAGAATTGTAAACATAAAGTGCCGCTAGTCCGTCTACATCACTTACAGCATCTATTTTATCTTTCATATCAGAAGCAGTGCTTCTAACATTTACTCTAAAATCTAACCAATCAGACGGTATAGCTTTTGAACTTTCTGCATTTCTTACAACCATCCAATCGCTTGATTGTAATAATGAATATGCTTGTTGATCTACAGTTTCTTTGTGTAATGTTTTAAGACCTTTGTAATTGTGAGTCACACCACTTATTTCTTCTGATGAGTCGTTTAGGGCTTTTGCTGTAGCTGTACCCCAAGAAGCAGTAACCGTATTACTTGCAAAAGTTAAAGTTTCGTCAGTATTAATATAATATTCTTTATCTTTAAAATTTGTACGATCATAAACAACTTCGTAAAGACCTACAGCCTCTAATTCTGATTTAGACCATACTTCAAATATGTTTTTAGGGTACTTGATATCCCCTATTTGTATAGCTTTTGGTTGATTATAAGTAGCAGTTATACTGCCTGATTCTACTAATGCCCACATAATTTTTATTCTACCTCAATAATTTTATTTTACCTAGCTGTTGTTGGTACGCCTTTTGATGTAACAAACGGATTTTCTGCGAATGCTAAATAAATATAATTGGCATTACTTGCACCTATGTCATTGTTATCTGACCTTACTTTTACACCATTACTTAAAAAATCACATATTACCGTACTAGAGTCAAATTCAGCATTACCTCCATTGGCATAAAAATATCTACCACTAGGATTTATACCGTCTCGTTTATTATCAAACATCAACCAATTACCTGTATTATCAGTTCTTTTGCACACAAAAAATGCAGGTTTAAATCCTGTATAAACAAATGTACCATCTGCATTTCCATTACCTGTATATTTTCCAAACTTGCTATA